GGTAACTACTTAACAAATAATTATATTGCGCTTTCTACTTTTACCGCAGCCCAAAACGTAACAATGACTATTGTGGCAGGATATTACAATGAGTATCAATATATAGAGTATTCTGCGCCAGCATATTTGTCAAAGCTTACTACGCCACCACATAAAGGATAATAACTAGCTGATGTGTTATAACCTGTAAAGGTCATATCAAAGTTAAAGCCTTCAATCGTAAAACCTGGTGATTTTGTAATCCATGCAAATGCAAACCCACCATTAGTTGCAATATTGTGGTCAACACATTTTATTGTAGCTCTTGGGCCATATAACCTTATGTTTGGAATATTATTAAAGTAACAAACCCCTCTACCCCTACCTATTCCATTAACAGGATCAGAATCACTATAAGGAGACCAAATATAGGATATTAAATACGTTCCGTCAGGAAAATAAAGTGTTTGATTGCCTGTAAGAAATTGGGCTGCTGCTTGAATGGCCGCCGTATCATCAGCTACGCCATTACCTACAGCACCAAAATCTTTTACTGATACCGTATCTTGAAATTTAGCTTGAACAGTACGAGATATTTCGGCTGTACCTGTGCCTGACCCTACGCCAGTAGCAATAAAATACGTGCCTACTGTATTACTTACGGCCCCAATTGATTGAAAATTCGTTGACCCAATAAAGGTAATTAAATAGGTTTTACCGATAATAAAATTACCGGCTGTTACTGATGCGCCTTGCTCGTACGCAATGGATGCGGCATCGTTAACTAATGGCGGTAGCGCTGCTGAAGGAATGTTGTCGTACGTGCCAATAAGCGTACCAGTTGAGGTTTTAACTGTAAACTTATAGCCTTGACCGTAAGTTAACCATATCTCGCCTGTAGGCACTCTGCCTGACGCGTCAAGCACAATAGGGTTAGATAGCGCAGTAGCCCCAGTGTTACTTGTGTAGGCGGCCAGTGGCGTGGTAGTACCTGCGCCATAGGTGTACACCAATCCGCCGGACAACATTACGCCATTATTGTCAAAAAATTGAGCGCCTGCACCAGCAAATAATGATAAGGTAACTGCCATGTTAAGCCCTTAAGCTAAAAAGCGTAATTTATATAGTGTAGATAGGTAAAGCGCTATTATTTCGTCAATCAGGTTCTGTATTGCGGAATCTGATTCTTCACACACTTTATAGCGATCAGCTTCAATTTCTTCTAATTGATTTTGTAAAAAGTCAATGACGTTTGTAGTTTTCTTAGCTGACTGAAGCGATATAGGCCCCATCAAACCGTGACGGCCTTGATAGGCTTCAGCAAAACTGTCTGCTAAGTCAATTATACTCTCATAAAACTTCTGCAATGCCTTATGTTTAGAGTAGCTTCTAGTGTTTAGATGGACGGAGTGCGTCACGTCTCTAGCTAAGAATAGTATTCCTACAAAGTCACAGGCTTTCATTGTAATTGTCCTTCGGGTGGCATCATTGGTTGTTCAGGTTGCATTTGTTCTTCAGGCATCATGCCTTCAGGCTGTTCCATCATTTCGTCAGGCATTTCTCTGCTTGGTGATTCGCCAATTAAGTCGCCACTATCCATCATGCCATGTACTGTACCCATTACTATGTCTTGGATTTGCTCAGGTGTCATACTCGCCTGCACTGCGCTAATCCGTTTAGTCTCAGCGTCGTATGCTTTAATATTAGCCTCTTGTTCTTTAATAGCCATGTCTTGCGCTTCCATAGACTTGCTGACGTTTTGCAACATACCGTGCAATTGGTCTAGTTCTTGGCCCATTGCTTCAAGTTGTTGCTGTGCAGCCTGCAATGCTGGGTCTTCGTCGCCATCGCTTAATAGTTTAGGATCGATAGTCTTAGCAAAGCGTTTAGCCATCTCTTGTGCGCCAGGCCAATCCATGTTTTTAACAAACAAATCGCCAGCTACTTGCCACAATTGTGGGTTGCCTTGCAATAGTTGGCTCATAGCGTCTAGTGACTCTTGACGTTTAGTCATGTAGCTTGGGCCAGTCGATACGCATACATCGTACTTACCAACGCTAGGATTGTAGATTTTTTCAATCACAATGCCTGACTCATCAACAATTTTCTTAACTGGCTCGGCTTGTGACGGGTTAATTTTAGCCCGTTTTACTTCGCCATCTATGCCAATAATACGAGCAATACGCTCTGTATCGTAAATTTTAGGTATCATGTCAACTAATTGACGTCCACAGTGACGTATAGCACGGGCTAAGTTGTCTACGTAGTGGTATGTACCCGTGTCGCCTTGTTTTTCACGCGCTAAGATAGCACGGCCTGAGCGTTCGTTACTTGTAGCCCCTAAACTGGAGTCGTATTGACCAGTTGAGGACTTAATATCGTCAGATGCACCGGCTTTAGCCTGTAATAGGCCGCTAGACGCCATAGGCGGTTGAGCGCGTTGTGGTAATGGCAATACCGCACCAGCACCGTCTGTTACATCAGGGTTAACCTCCAAATACGGCCAGTTGGTCGTGTTAGCAGTCTTCCATTGTTGCTCGTAACCCTCAAATTGACCGCCGTAACCTATAAATGGCGCTTTTGGTGCCAGTGCCAACATTTCGGCTTCTTGTGAAACCCAATAGTTGTACATACGTTGTGCGTCTTTAGCGTTACGGATCAAGCCTGACACGTATAAACGGCCATCAACTTCGTATTCGTTACCTACAACACGAATAACAGGTATAAATTTACCCGCCCAATCTTGTTCTTCTAGCACTTCAAAACCGTTAGTTTTAAGCCATTTAACTTTTTTAACGTCTGCCATGCGTGATTTAAGCGGTTTTAAGCCTAAAGCCTTCAATTCTTTGTCTTCACGGCTGCCTTCTACGGCGCTCATGTTGCCCTGGTAGAGATTTAGCTTGGTTGGCGTATGTTCGTAGTAAAAATACTCAGCAATACGCACTGTGTTCTCAGTCAACCACTGACTTAGTGAGGAGTCGCCCACACCTTGTTGCATCATGGACGAAATTGGCGCGGCATCAGGAAACTGACGCTCGTATTCTGCCTTTGTCATGTCTTCTGTGACAAAACACCATTCAGCATCGCTGCCGCATGGGTCTTGTATTGTAGGATCCATATAAACGCTAAAGGAATTGCGGATGCGGCCAATGTATAGATCTTGGTCAAATGAATTGTCGTCGCAATATTTAGTGAGTACACGGATGTAGCCTTCACCGTAGGTGACTTGGTTTTCACATGCTGTGTCGTATGCGACATCTGCATCTGAAATATACTCAATATGCCTAATCACACCCTCAAATATCTCCGCGACCTCTACGTCAGCGTTATCATCTACAGGGATTACCTTCACCGAAGGTCGATTTTGGCGTTGTTCATTAGTAACTTGATGAACATGTTGCGGTAACTTATTGATTGTTAAGCATGGTCTTGCGTTGATGGTCTGACCTTGAACTGAACCACGGGTAGCCAGTACGTCCGCAGGCCATTGCCATTGGTTGTCGGGGGAGCCTGCCTCGAAGCGTAAGTCATCAAGCTCGTCTTCACGGCTCTCTGAATACGCAGAAACCGCCATAGTAAAGCGGCTTCGCATCGTTGCAAGCATGTCTTTTTTGTCGTTAGGCTTATTAGCACCTTCAGCGACAACCCCAACGGTGGTCATGTCATCATTCATTTAATATTCCGATCACGTCTTTTTCGTTCATAAGAAGATAGTCTTCGTCTTCGTATTTAAACTTCTGTCCTGAATACTCACCGAACAGTATTGTGTCACCTACTTTAACTGTCATCGCTCTGACCGAACCATTATCTAATATGGCGCCTTGGCCTGCTGCAACAATCACACCTTCAAACTTCTTATCTGCTGTCTTAGCCAGTACAATGCCACTGGCTGTTGTTAGTTCTTCTTCTTTTTGTTTTACTACAATTCGTTCACCGAAAGGTTTTAATTTCATTTTTTGCCTTTTTTAGTTGATTCACGTTTAACAGAGTACGCAATGGCGACAGCTTGAGCTGGCTTTTTACCAGCATCTATCTCGGCCTTAACATTAGCACGGAAGGCCTCTTTACTAGGTGATTTTTTTAATGGCATAGCTAACTCCCCATCCAAGAGCTGGATGCTCCGCTACTAGAAGCATACGACTTACGGGGAGCTTTGTCAACATATTCACGATGGGCTACAGGGAACGCAAATGTCACGCATAACGCGTCGGCTGCGTCCGGACTTGCCATGCCTCTGGCCTTCATCTCTTTCTTACCTTCTAAGAATATTGTCCCGCTGCTGTTAGGCTTTTTCATCGGGCCTGTCAAGTCAGACTTTAACTTCCTATCCTCCGGTATGCTGGCGCTGCGTAACCACTCCCGCATCGCGCCCCACATCTCGGCCCGCTTGTTGCCCCACATAATAGAGTTCTTAGCCCGTGACCCGAAGTTCACACCGCGCACCTTGTACCGTTGCTCGGTTAGCCTGTCCAAAATGCCATACCCCAGCCCGCCCTCGTCGATGACGGTCATCACTGGTTTAAATTCTTCTATGGCCTCAATCACTCGGCCCACGACTGTCATGGTATCTTCGCCCTGATAGCGTTTGATAGAGATAATATCCCGACCTTGGCGGACGACAATAACCGTGCTGTCGGCACCTCCTCGCGCGGGATCCACCCCGATAACGATAGGCGCAGACGTATCCTTATATCTCTCACGTTTGAAAGCGTCCTCAACAACCATCGGGCTGATAAACTGGTCTTCGCCTGACGATGGAAACTCACCGTAAACCTCGACCCTCGCCTGGCTACTGTCCTCACCATACTCGGCAATAATCTGTTCGTATACCGCTTTATCCGTGTCCTCGACCTGCCGCGCGTCAATTTGTCTGCCATGCCAAAAGTCCCGTTTAGAGTTAAAGCACTCAAAGAAGTAGCCTTGGTTGCGACGCGGGTTGCTGAACGCAAACCAATACCGATCTAATATGTTCTCTGTAAAGAAGCCAGCCCCCACTGACCATATCGTGTCAGGTATGCCTGAGGCCTCGTCAAATATCAACATCATGCCGTCGTGGTTGTGGACACCGGCGTAACTGTCAGGGTTCTCTTCACTCCACAGCTTACCCTCCGCCGCCCAGTACCGCGTACCCTTTTTCAAGTCACGCTCCACTAGCTCGCACACCCATTTCGCTGGCACCAGCTTGGTTGCCGAGATCTCCCACCAGTGTGAGTTTATTATCATGGCCTGCCATTTAGTCAACTCACCCCAGGTGACTGACCGCAGTTGGCTTTCACTGTTGGCGCTGACGACAACACTTGAGCCAATGCGAGT